GGTACGTCTTGTAAATGCAACATACCTTTATGATTGCTGTACCTTGCTTTATATTTTTCGTGAAAACCACCAACTGTTCTTAGTTTTATGTCGTATGTACCCTCTGGTATGCAAGTTTCGTGCATAACTTTTACTTCTTGATATTGATCTTCTAAAGTGTAACACTCAAATACGTCATTAATTAGCAATATGCCATTAGTTGCGTCTGTTCCAAATTGTGTTCTAACTACTGTTAACTTCATATCAATATATATTAATATCTGACCACTTGCGTCCTTCTTTGTTGTGCATTAAGAACGCAGTAACACCGTGTAACGCTGATCCACCACCCTGTTCACTAAACCATTGTTGCCCAGATAAATCGTAAGCTGTTGCACACAATACAAGTCTATGATCTACTTCAACAGAAAAATGGTGATGAAAATGGCCTACTAACAATACATCTGTATCGTATAGTTCTGCCTTAGTTTTGTTTGAACTCATCTTTGTAAACCAATTAACTACCTTTTGTTGTGCATTACCACCACCACGTGCTTGATGACCGTGTGCTATTGATAAAACTGTGTTAGGTAACACTTGTACACTTGTTGTTAGGTAATTGTCTGGTATGTACCACTTGATGTGTTTAAAAGCTGTTGATTTACTAAATATTTCTTCTACACTATCAAACAGTTCTACGTCCATGTTGTCGCCAAAACTTGTATTAGCTTTACCACCTTGTCTTCGTTCACCGTGATTACCCATAGTTGCCATAACAATTACATCAGTAAACAATGGTGCAAGTATTTCTATGGTTTTAGTAAGCATACGCCTAGCTATACGCATTTGTTGCCTGTTATCAAACTCTTGTTCATATAAACCCATTGGGTAGAAGTTATTGCTGCAATTTTCTACTAAATCACCTAAACCACAAATTACTAATTTGTCTATTGTGTATTTTTTACGTAGGTTCTTTAGATCATCTTTAACTTTGTAAATGCTTTCAAAATACTGTAATACAGATTTTTCCGTATTTTTCTTACCAACTTGCCAATCGCTACAGCTGACTACCAAGCACGTTTCGTGTACCTTTACTTTTGTTTTAGGTTTAGGTTTTATTTTAGATATGCGATTAGCCAGTTCTTGTATGTCTTTATCTGGTGTGCTGTTTTCACGACTATATAGATTTGTTTTAAAATAATAAAACTTTGTAGGTTCACTTTCCCCGGTCTTTGGGTTCTTACCCCAAGCGTCCCATACTCTGAAATTTATGGCTTCATCACGTTTTATATAAAATGTTTTACTTGCACCTTTACCAATCCAGTAGTCTATCCACTCGTCCCAATCTAAATCGCCACGATCTGCTAGACCTTTTGTAGTTATTTGTCCTTTATTGCCGTTCCACTCAACACCGGGTTTAAAACCTTTTGGGTGTTCTTCTTGTGGTTTTTGTTTAGATTGTTTAACTTCTATAAATTCATCAAAGTTCAAGATTGTTGTCCTTTGCAATTCGTGATATAGCCTTGCGTAAACCCTCTAAGCTAATTTCTTTCATTTCAAGCCCATAATACATATATTCAGCTATTGATCTGTAAGAATATAATGACCACATTGTTGATGTGCGTTTTTCGTGGCACTCTTTTAATAAATCTTTAATTAAAGTTAAATGTTGTGGATATTTTGCTTCATACGCACGATTAGGTGATTTATTACGCTTTTTGTCAATAAATTGTTCAAAACTATCCATAAAGCCCTTGTTGTTAGTTTTAGTCTAATACACAAATAAGACATTTAATACATTTTAAAAACAAAAAACCCACTAATTAAAGTGGGTTTAATGTATTAGTAGTGTGGATATTTGTTTCTTTAACTAATCCTAACTTACTTGTAAATAGTCGCAATTATCACAATAATACCAATCTGTACCGTCATCATTACCATATTGCATTTTTGTGTGTTGACATATAGTTTTTACTTTATGGTCATTTGTGCAATCCCAAATTTCATACCACTCTACTATTGTTTCAGCTTTTTTTTCTGTTTCCCAAATAAGTTCATTAGCAGTTCTTACTGCTAAATCTAAGTCAACATAACCTAAATCAAATGCAATAACGTGTTCGTTATTGTTTAAATGTTTATCAACAACATCTGAACCATTAATTGTTTTTTTGTCATAGTTTTTTCTATAACCACTTAATTGAAATCGTGTTAAACCACGAACATCACAACCACAATCACATAAAGTTTGTGTATTTGACATTTTATTAACTCCTTTTGTTTTGTACGTCATAAGTAAATTATATACTATTTTTTTATAATATGTGGTTATTTTCTAAAATTTATTGTTGCAAACCAAACACCAAAACTTATTAAGATCATAATACCTACAACGTCTTTGGAAGTCCCGGTCAAGAGAAAATAAGAAATCGCAAAACCCAAAATCGTAAAGGTTTGTGCTGCTGTTTCTTTTAGTATCGCTATTATGCCGTTATATATCTTTTTCATTAAAATCTTCTAGTTATTGGTGTGGCAATAATCTGACCAACAATAATTACTGGGACAACTGTTTTAGCTGCTTGTGTCTTTACTGCTTCTGGCATATCACTACCAATATCTGATAATACTACACCAGACAAATCAATATCAGTTAGTTGTCCTATTGGATCATTAATAAATTCTTCTACACCTACTTCAACAATTACATTTTGTATTCCATAATCTTCTACATCTGCGTTTTCTGTTGCACGTTCTACATACTCTTGTACAGCTGTTGCGATAGTTTCATCTTCTACAGATTGTTCTGCAATTATTACAACGTCATTAGTTTCTTCTACACCAAGCACTTCAGCTACAACTTCTTTTTCTTCTTCGCTAAGTTCTGCAACTGTTTCTGGTTTAGTTACTTCTACTACAACAGCTTGTACTATTTGTTTTGTTTCTTCAGTAGCTTTATCTAAGTTTTGTACACTTACCTTTGCTACTTCCTTTACAACTTCTATTTTTTCCTCTACTGGTAATGCCTCAACAGCTTCAACTATTTCTTCTTCAGTAGTATCTTCTGTAATCTCAACAACTTGTATTTTTTCCTCAACTTGTGCAATTACTTCTTCTTGTTCTTCTTCTGGTAATTCGTCAAGTGGTCGTTCATAATCTGTTCCACCCACATCTTCTTGTTCACTTGGGACAATATCCACAATCTCATCTTCTTCAAAAACCTCTTTAATAGGTTCTGTATCTTCTTCTTCATCTAAATCTTCCTGTTCTATAATTATTATTTCTGGTAGATCAAGAACAATAACTTCTTCTTCTATCTCGTACTGTTCTAAATCTTGTTCTTGTATTTCTTGTATTACGTCAATAAGTTCCTGTACTTCTTCTAATTCTTCATCTGATAATTCTTCAACATCAACATCTTTTAATATTGATTGTTCTAATTCTTTTTGTATCTCTGCTTCTTTTTCTGCTTCTATTCGTGCAAGTTCTTCTTCTTCAGCTTTTATACGTTCTTCTTCTTCTAATCGCAAACGTTTTTGTTCTTCTTCATATAATCTTTGTGCTTCTTTTTCTGCTGCAATACGTTCTTCTTCAGCTATACGTTCAGCTTCTATTCTAGCTTTTTTTTCTTGTCGTTCCCTTTCGGCTTCTTCTGCTCTTATGCGTTCTTGTTCAGCTTCATGTTCTGCTTGTCTTTTAGCTTCTTCACGTGCTAACCACTCTTGATATTCTTTATCTTCCCGGTCTTGACGTTCTTGATCTGTTTCATAAATGCCTGTTTCAGCGTGATTGTTGTTACGTTCTATTGTTGCTGGATCAAGCGTAGTAGTTGTTGTAGATGTCGTTGTAGTTGGTGGAATAGTAGTTGTAGTCGTTGTTGTCGTTGTAGTAGTTGTAGTTGTCGTAGTGGTACTAGAAGTAGTCGTAGTCGTAGTCGGTGGAACAGTCGTAGTCGTGGTGGTAGTAGTTGTTGTCGTACTAGATGTCGTTGTAGTAGGTGTAGTAGCATAAGTCCAATATATATCATCAATAATTACATAATCATCGTATTGTATAGCAACTGACGTTATGTATTTATCTGTAACTGTTTTGCTAACAATCTCATACATTGTAGATACATCAGCGTTAGATTGTGCAGAATAGTTTACTGTTTCTGTTGTACTGTCGCTATATGTCCAAGTTACCGGGTATGCGTCATTAACGCAACCGGATAAAAAACCTGCTGTTGTAATGTTATCTTCTGGGAACGTAATTGTAATTGTTTGGTCATCATTGTTTTGCATATTGTAATGTACTGCTTGTGATGATGAACCACAATCGCCACTATGTATATCTAATCTGTTCCAACTTGATCCACCGTAATCAAATGTAATATCTGTTGTATTTTGCCCTGTATCGCTAATGCGTTCATACGTTGTTGTTTCATCAGCAAATACTGGTAATGGAACTATAAGTAGAAAAACTAATATTAATCTACATAACGTATTGAAGTGTTGTATATATCTTGTAAGCACTAAGACATTATACTATTTGCAATTACCCCTAATATCATAACTGTTACTGACAACCACCCGGTTAACTCCATACGTGTTGGACGTTGATTAATACGTGTGTGTATTTCATCTATTTTACGATCTAATTCTTTTTGATTATCTAATACCATAAGCAACAGTTCTTTTTGTGTAAGACCGTTTGTATTGCTCATTAGCTTGGTTTAGGATTATCGGTTTTTACTTTATTAACAGCTTTATACCACTCACCAGTTTTGTCGCCTTTACCAGCTGTCATATCGTGAAACAACAAATCTAATTGTTCACCTAAAGCTGGATATGCTTCTTGTCTGGCTCTTTTATAACCATTTTCTTGCTCATCAAACTTTGAGTTTGCAAGATCAGTTACAGCTTGATCATATTCTGCGTCTGTAAATTCACGTCTTTCGTTATTTACTTGTGCATACAATGGTTTAGCAGCGTCAATTTCTGCTTGTGCTTCTACTGTTAGTTCTTCTAATGTTGCCATAATATCCTTTCTATCTTACTATATATTTCTTATACTTACTTCTTTAAACCATATAATGTCATAGTGCCTGTAACAATATTGCCACTAACTGGAAACCAAGATAATCCATCACTAGCACTAGCAACTGTATGAACTGCACCACCTTGCATTGCCCTCAAATCTAAATTACTTTCTGTGTGTGATAGTTCAACTGTGATAAAACTGTACTCACTAGCATTTGCAAAGTTAAACAAATAATAAATACCATTATAACTATCACTATCTTCCAAACTATCTACACCCCAACTATCAGAATTAGTACTAGAAAAATTAGAAAATGCCCTATCAGCAGATAATTGTTTAAATGCACTATCATAATTTGAAGTTGTATCCTCAACTCCACTTTTAGTAACTCTTAGTTTTACTAATTCACTTGCATTAGCTATTGTTATATTTTTTTGTATAACTACATAAACATCATATGTACTGTCAATCCCTGTAACTGCTAATTTATTAGAACTATTATCAGCTACTGCTTCATTTATTTTTATTAAGCTACCTGCCATTATTTAACTCCATATACTGATACATTAATATAAGTAAAATCACTATTAACTTCCACCTGCATTTAATTCTAAGTTTGCATAGTCATACTTTGAGCCACTAGAAATTACTGTTCCACTATCATTTATAACTCTAATAAATAAATCATTATTACTTCCATTGTCATTGTCTATTACAACTTTATAGACATCATAATTAGCATTAAAGCAATTTGTTATTTGTAATGAACTAACAGAAGTTGCACTAGCAGATTTTATAAATTGTAAATTAGTAGCCATTATGAGTATTCCTTTATGCCATATAGTGAACACTTAGCATTAATATTTCTAGTAAGTAACCCATCAATTAATTGAAAAGAATTATGCACTTCAGCAGTTGGTAATACTGCACTTCCAAAACCCATTTGATAATTAGTTCCTGCACTAGACATACCAGAAAAATGATAAGTTAAAAAACTATATTTTGAACTATCCCCAAGATTATAAAAATATACATAAGCATTTGTTACTTCTGTTGCTTCATTGCCTGTATTTTGTATTAGGTTTATATAACTGTCTGAAGTGCTTTTATTTTCATTAAAAGTTCCTGCATTATTTCCTGATTGATAAGCATATTGATAACCACTTGAAATAAAAGAAGTTCCACCATTATTGCTTAACCTCAATCTTGTCAAAACATTTGTACCACTAAAAAAAACATCACTAATTGTTAAAAAATGTACATTGTAAATATCTTGTTTTATATTTGTAAAATTTAAAGTTGTTGCAGTTCCACTAGCAGTTAAAGTTTCAATTAATTCTAATTGTCCATAGTTAGTATATTTATCTGCTCTTGTTAGATCATAAATATCAGTAGGTGTAAAGATCCCTTTATTATTTCCAAAACTTTGATCTGGGCTCTCTGGTATATATCCAAATTCACTCATTATATTACCTTGTACATTGTAAAAGTTCCACTTGCTATGTTGCCACTATGAAACCTAAATTCAATACCGTCTGACGCACTTGCTACTGTGTGCATAAATCCACCATATAAACCCTGCGTATTATCAGAGTGGTCATTATGACAAGTTTCATAAGTTCCATAAGAAAATTCACTTGAACTATTAAAGTCATATAAATACAATATTGCATTAGTAGATTGCCCTGCGGTATTTCCTGTAAAAGAAAATTCAAAATCTGTATTATTTGTAGTTGATTGATTACTAAAACTTGTATTTGCTTTCATAAATTTACCAGAAAAATCATAATCAGCATTAACATCAGCGCTACCACTTTTTGTTATTCGCATACGCGTTACAACAGTAGAAGTTACAGGTATCCAATTTTCTACTGTAACCATATAAACATCATCAGTATCTATTCCTGTTAAAATTACTGATGATACTGCACTTGTTACTGTTGTTGTTGCTACTTGTACTAAACCCATTAACTATCAACTCTCAATCCATAAGTTTTAACAGTTCCACTTGTTAAATTTATTGATGATACATATTCAGCAGAAAATTGTATTCCTGTAATTTTAGATTTTTGTTTTAAAACACTTATTGATTTTGAGTGTTGTCCCCTACCAATATAACCCATACCTTGATTGATTAAGTAAGTATAAGAAGTTTCTAGTAAAGGATTTAAGATATACATAGTTAAATCAGTATTGTTAGTTGCACCACTTCCAAAGTATGATAAATATTCTATTTTCGTTCTACTAGTGCTATTATTATCTGACGAGGTTGAGCCAAAATCAGTAAGGTGTTGTGCATTATCATAACTTGTAGCAACTGCACTTCCACTACTATTAATAAATCTTGCATTAAGATAACAAGCACTATCATTTACAAAATCTTTAAGTTGTAATTTAAAAATAGAAAAATCAGATGTAAATATATCTGTAATACTAAAAGTATTTGCACTTGCACTTATTGAAGTTTCATTAATTAATCTAAGGTTACTCATATTTGTTTTACTCCAAAAAGGTTGATTGTGCCTGTCATTGAATAATCGTTATAAAACCTAATAGCATTTATTGTTTCAGCAGTAGTATAAGCACCACCACCACTAAAAAATTCGCCTTGATCTACATTGTTAGTTGTATGTGAACTAGTAAAACTAAACTTTGCTGAATTACCTAGATTATATAAATACATATATGCTGAAGTTGGCTCACCACTATTACAACGCGGTGTCCACTCAATACTACTATCTGCACTATCTTTACTTTCGTTTGCACTACCACTTACAGATACAAATTGATTGCCCCATTGATAAGCACTAGCACCACTTTCATAAGAACTACCCCCGTCATTTGAAAATCTTAATTGCATTTTTGACGCTTGTGGGTGTCCTGTTGAAGTAGTTTCCATAGATATTAATTGAACATAATGTACATCATATCTACTTTCTTTTATAGAAGTAAAATCTACTTGTGATACACCACTCACAGATTGAGATTGTATTAGTTCTAAACTACCACCCCAACTGCCGTCTTTAGTTAGTTGTAATATTTCGCTTGGTGTATATAAACCTGTATTCTTTTTTACATCATTTGGTTGCGTACCTAAGTAAGCCATAAGTTACTCCTTTAGGTTTGTCTAAGAAATGATACGTTATATTCTGCACTTGAAGCTGCTGAACAAAGTCCTTGCAACTTATCGCCTGTTTCTAATGTGATCTTTGTTGTTATCTCTATTGTTGTGCCAAATGGTAATGAAACATCATTTAAAATGTGTCTTAATGATCCACCAGACTTTGTAACACTTAAATCAACAGTTACATCAGCACTAGATCCACTTACATTGGATATTAAAATACCAATAACTGTTTCAGTTGTTGATGACGGAACTGCGTCCACAATATCACCAGCAGAAGTGCCTAATACACCTTGTACTGAGTGTAGTGTATCTGCCATATTCTATTCCTTTCCTAACTTAACGCTAATACTAACCCTAAACTTACACCTGCTGGTGCAAGTGCAACAATATCTGCTACTGTTGTCTTTTTTAAATTATTACTGTCGTCTGCGTCCCCAATCAACACAATATCACCACTTGCAACAGTAGCTGAAGTAGCACTATTTGGTGATATGACCAATGTTGATGAAAAAGCACCAGAAGTTGCTGTTGCACCACCACTAAGTCCAGAAGTACCAGCTGTTGTAATAGTTACCCCGGTTATATCACCCTCACCAATAAATGAAGCCCAAGATGATCCATTGTAAAACTGTAATACATTACTGTCTGCTAAATAGCAGAACATACCCTCAATAGGTGATGTTATTTGTGCGTCCCTAGCTGTACTATTTGCAAATATAGATATGGATTGTTCCATTAAGTAATCATTTACATCTGCTGCTGTTAAGACTTCACCAACAGCAAAAACTTTAAATCCGTTTGCCATATTTTTAGTTTATCCTTTCTTTGTTTAGTTTAATTGTATGTGTCATTAATAACCTAACTTATCTGTATCTAATACACCAAATAATGTGTTGTCTAATCGCATAAACGCTTGTACGTCTGCGTTAGATAGCTTATATGAACAACTAAATATATCTGGTGTGATGTTGTAACTAATACTGTCTATTATCTCATTTGATGTTATTTGTGCTGGACTACCACTACCCGGTGGTGTAAGTTCTACTTTGACCACATCACCTACTTCACGATCTAATATACTGTTTTGGTTTCCTGTTGTAGCTTCTGTTAAATCAACAACTAGGTTATCAAATCTTATTAATGCGTCTTTAAATTTACCAAGTAAGAAGTTTGCTGCGTCTTGTACTTCACTATCGCTATTGTTGTATAAACCACTTCTACTTAATGTTCTAATAAGATATTTACCTTGACTACCAACATCTTCTACTGTTTGTGTAGATCCACTAATTCTTGTTAAAGAAACAACGTTAAATATCTCATTGTCATCATTAATATAATCTACACGTAGGTATGGTATATCTGAACCGTCATCACTAAATGTAGCGTCTGGTGTGCTTGGGAACGTAGTATGACGTGATTTAAACGTTAATTTACCGTCTTTAGACATAAACAGTAGTCCATTTTCGCTACGTTCAATATTCTGTAAAACAGATAATGTGTTTTCACTAATACCACTTAATGATTGCATTGTAGATATTCCTGTTTCAATATCTCTATCTGCACCGAATTTAACGTTTGCGTTATCTAAAACATTACCTACTAATGTTCCACTATCTGTACTGCTAAATGAAGCATTAATTAAGCTAGTGTTTGCTAATTTCATAAAACCGTCTGAAGCTACAAAATCTGCAAAAGAGTTTGATTGATCTGGATAAGTTAGGTTTATATCTGTTACGAAACCTACAAATAAATCTTTATAGCTACTGCCACCGTCTGTTGTTGCGTCTACATGTATAGCAATCATTGGTTCAATACCCGGTGAATATGGACTTGATGTATTGGTGTTTTCGTATTTACGTGCATTATTTAAAAGTCGTACTGAACAACTACCAGTTCTAAATGTGTCTAAATCTCTTGATCTACCACGGCTAATACTGACACTTTGTACATCACTTGTTACGTCTGTAAGTGGTGTTGCACCACCTAACTCTGCACTATCTAAAACACCACGAACTAAGTCATCTAATGTAAATGTGTTTTGTGTAAAACCTATACGAACACGTACTGTTGGTTGTGCCATTAGATTATTTCTATAACTCTATTTAGGTTGCCCTCTGTACGATTAAATTCTTTTAATCCCTCTATAACAACGTTTTTTGCTTCTTGTGGGTTAGTTACAGCTGCATTAAAATTTATTGTGTTGTTCATTACTTGCCCAGTTAATGCTGCTTGTGCTTGTGCTTGTCCAGAAGCTAGTGTTTGCATTGTCTTTGTTGGATCAGCAGTTTCTTGTGCAACTACTGATTTAACTTGTTGATTAGCAAACCCAAACGATACACGTTCAAATTCACGTAGTTTTGGCATATCTATTTTTATACCTATTTTTCCTAATATTCCACCAACTTTGTCTGCAAACCCATTTACTGTTCTAATGAAGCTGTTTAAACTATCTATAATCTTGTTAATCATATTTTCAAAATTCTTTGGTAAGTTTGTCAAAAATGGCTTTACAAATCTATCTACTATTTCTGTAAACTTCTTAAATGCTGGTGCTAACAAGTTAAGTAATAATGTAACAATAGCAATTATTGGTGGTGCTACTGCACTAAATAAACTTCCTAATGCTGATAAGAACGGTGCAACACCTTTTATAGCTTCTACTAAATGTGGCCCGGTTTCTTGAACAAGATCCATAATTACTGGTAATAACTGTTCTGCTACTGGCAAGAGTTCTGCACCCATAGTAACTTTTAACTCTTTTAATTTTGCACTTGCTGCTCTTGATTTGTTAGCAAAACTTTCCTGTGTTCTGTTCAAGTCGCCTTGCTGTACTTTTGTTTTCTCTAATAATAATTCATACGTTGCTAATGCTTTTTCTTGTTTAGTAAGTTCACTAGCAGCTGTTTTACCTGTCATAGTAAATGCTTTTTGTTGTACGTCTGCTTCCATTATGGCAATACCAAAAGTTTTCAAACTTTCTCTTTCACCTAATAATGCTTTTGTAAATGCTTGTAATACTGGTTCTGCACCACCTTGCACGTTACTAAATGAAGCAACATCACCAGCTAAGGTAGCTAATTTTTGCGATAAGTCTGCTGAACCCTCAGCTGTAAATTCAATACCTTGTAAAACTGCACCAGATTGTGTTAATAATCCCTCTAACTCAAATGCAGCTAGACCTGCTTTATTAGCAAATTCATCTACGAAACCAGATAATTGTGGCATAGCTTCGCCAAATGTAGTTTCAAATGCTGAACGTGCTTCATTAGCGTCTGAACCTAAATCTACTAATTCTTTACCTAATGCTGCACCAGCAGTTGTTGCTATACCTAATCCAACAGCAGTTGCCTTACCAATTTTACCTGCTACATTGCTAAAACCTTGTAACGCTTTTTGTCCTTTTGTTAATGATTTAACAAACTGATCTGTTTTACCAATTATTGCTATTGATACTTTTTTCTCAAATGCCATTATTTAATTGCCTTTACTAATGCGTCATATAATCTATCGTTATATGTTTCTAATATTTCGTTTTGATTTCTACTTATAGTTTTACCAACTACGTAACCTTGTTTGCCTAATTTTGTAAAAGAACTATCACCACGTGCATTTTGGTTGCCAATCCAACGTCTATATGGGAACTTAGCACCCGGTCTAGAGTGTGGTAATCTTCCTACTTCTGATTGTGTGATTGCCCTTGTTCCACCACTTCTTGTTGGTACATATTGAAACCTACGACCAAACTCCATTGATAAAGAAGTTGGGTATCTATCATTTGATTTTATATTTATTTTTGCTTCGCTTCTTGTACCACTTGCTGTAAAACCCATAGCAGATTTTCTAGCTTTAGGAACACGTTGTTTACGTGCAAGGTTACGGCTATCCGATAGTTGTTCTTTTGCTATTTCTCTGTGAAACTTTGACAATGACTTTAAAACATCTTTTTTACCATATTTATTTAGTTCTTTAACAATTTCTTTTAATTCACTATTGTCTATTGCTAAATCGGTTTTCTTAAATGTTTTTGCCATATTAATTATCGTATTTCTTGTTTATAACTTTTACTATTGCGTCAAACATTTCCATATCAAGTTGTTCTAATTCACGTGGACTTATGCCTGTTTCTACTGCTATTGCTGCAATTAAATCAATAAATCCGTTTACGCTTTTAAATTATCACTTGATCCAGATATGTCTAGTTCATCAACTAAACCAATCCAAGTATCGTAATCTTCTGTAACGCCATTTCTTTTTGCACCAAGCCAAGCCAAATACAACAACCACTCATAACGTTGTTCTTCATTTAGCTTGGACACCGGCACGTCAAATTTACGTTCAAACTGGACAATATCAGCTGGTTTAATCTTTACTTCAAACTTCTTGCCGTCTTGCATTATGACGACCATATTACCCATTATGAAGTTGCCCTAGTAATTGTTCCAGAAGTTGGAAACGATACGGACATAGTTGCAAGTTCACCAACTGCGTTAGCTACTGGTAT